CCATTTAAAGCAATGGCTTATTCTGCTTTAGCGTCAATGCCTTTCTCATATATGCAAGCAGCACAAGCATCCAAAGCATTTAATCTTGCAAACCCTGATAGTAAAGTTTCTACTTTAGATATGCTTTTAGGTGGTGATAAAACGATACCAGGAAAAGTATCATACACAGATATTATGGGTGAAAGAATGATACCAGATCCTAATTTTGTACCTAATCCAAACGCAAGTGTTTTAGAAGACATACCAATGATAAAAGAAACATTCCCTACGCCGCACTTTGCAATGACAAAAGCACCTGACAGAGTTGTAAATTTAGCTGATCAAATGGGTAATTATTTCTTAAATCCAGGTCAAGCAGAAATGATGGCAGCCAACACTGGTGTTGGTGGATTAGCATCATTGTTTGGTGATGTTAATTTAATGGCAACTGCAGTACCACAAAT